CCTTGGCTCACCGTATAAGCAATTACCCTCTGGAAGGACCCTTTTTTATACATGGTGGCCTTGGTGGTGGCCCAGGTGGAGGCGATGGCCTTTTAGTTCCAGGAGGCGCTTTGGTTGATTCTTTTTTACTCACTGCCTCTATCCCTTCCAGCCAAGGTATGACGAAGTAGGCCAGCTTCCTTTAGATTCAGCACATCCCCGACACTGATACCAAGGTATTGTGCCAGGATTGAGTAGGCAGGTAGGCCAGGCATGGGCTGTGCCAGCACGCGCTCAAGTTTGCCTTGGGATATGCCAATTGACTTTGCTATCTCGCGCACAGGGATAACTGCTATCGATGGTCTGCCTATTTTCTTGCGTTTTTTGTCCATATATAAGGTGTAACACTTGTCCCTATAAACACAAAGAATAATAATCACTTTTCCTTGCTTTTGTGAGGAAAAGTCTTAACAGCGCACCAGGTAGCAGGTGCAACATTTTTTATCGTTCTTGAACCTGCGTTAAGCTATGCGATTGAGCGCGAAAGCTGGCATTTAGGAATACGGACCACAGGCAAGCTGGTAGAGGCTATCAGGCTGCGCTGCTCTATGCAAAAAAGCCTGTTGGTCTTCGACGATGAAGGTTTATTGAAGCCGGGCTATCGCGTTGCGTGATGCGCGCATCTCGACGAACGAAGATACTATTTAAGCAACTATGCTCAAATAAGTGTTGACAGCAGATACCTGCCGTGGTATGGTCATTATCAAGAGTGAGGGAATTCTGGACCTTGGCAACGTCCTTAAACTGCCTGATGCGAAGAATTACCGCTCTGCAATTTCGCAGCGCGGAACGCTTAGCAAGGGAATTGGCTGAAAATGATTATCCGCTGGATAGAAGCTTTCAGCCACAAAGAGAAGGGAAGACTGCACTCTTCCCTTCTCTGGGAATTTTCCCAGAAAGAAAGAGAAGTCGCTGGAGAGTACATAAAATCTCCAGAGGCTTCAAAAATTTCATGGCCACAAGTTGGGCTTGTGGCCAAACGCTGCGCTGTGGTCCGCTTGTGGGCTGCGGACTGCTGGTCAGAACCTGACCAGCAGGGCAGATTGACAGCGCAGCGCAAAAAAAGTGGAACAAGGCACACAGAGGCCTGGATCAATCCGAGCCTCTGTGCAGGATGTCCCTGGGCCGCGGTTGTGGTACGGACAACCGCGAGCAAGAAGGACTTGAGAACTGCGAAATATTTCGCAAGTCTGCACAGCATTCCTGTGATCGTCACAGGGAAAGGAGAGGTGGGAATGTAGATTAGGACTGACAGACCTCTGCTCAGAGGGAACCTTGGTGAGATGACGCCAGAAACTCTGGCACCCAAGGTACAAGAAACAGGTCTGCTCTGACCTGGCGTCGGCAAGTCCAAGGAAAAAGCCTCTGCTTGGACAAAGAGAATAGCGCGGATTTTCCGCGCGTTCCCGTGCTACTGGGAACTAAAAATTATAGTGGCGGCTGGTAGTGCTTCCAGGCCAGAACCTTAGGGAAAGCACTACGTCCTTTTTGGCTGCACTTTTTCAGGACGGTAAAAACTTTGAAAAAGCAGCCATTCCGAAGCACAGAAAGGGTGCTTCACTTCCGCGAAAAAGGCTACTTTGGCGTAGTGCGGAAGCTGCCAAGACACAGCGTTTTGGCTCTAAAAGCCTTGTTTACCGCGCTGCCACTGCTGGTAGCGCAAACTTTAACTGGAGAGTGTTATGGAGCTGTCTGGAAGCAAAAAACAAGTAGTGTGGGCGGAGAAAATACGCTCACACTGCCTGTCCGAAATAGAGGGTCTCTATCCTGAAGCGGACAGAGACCCTCTGGTCAAGAAGGGCCTCGCCTGGCTAGAAAGCCACTCTGATGCAGCATTCTGGATTGATTTTCGTGCTGATGGCGCGGATATCATTAACCGCGCAATTCTTTTCACAAATTCCGAAGGCAACACGTTGCCGTCTGGGGTAAAAATCTGTGATAGTGAGTTAAAGTCCGTCTGGACAGCGGCGCGCATGCTGAACCGGTTGGACACCTGGACGCTGGGGCGGAAGCACAGGCGGTCAGATGCGCTTACTCTCTGCAAGGTAACGCTTGCAGAGATCTAGGAAAGAAGATGCGCTGGCAGACCAGGCACAGGCACAGGCTAAGGGAATTCTTCTGTACCTGGACAAGACCAGGACAGAGGAATTGTATTTATGGGAAAAAGGAAACAGGGACCAGGCATAACGGAATTCGTCATGCCTGGTTCTCTTGGTTGCTGGAATGGGGCACAAATGACCTATTTTTCTCCAAAAATTTTTCTCGCTTCGCTCGTCTGTTGAAAAAGAACAGCTTTTTTGAGCCTTTCAAAAGGAAAAAAGAAACATTTAGATTTCTGACTCATTGGAGCCTGCTGACTTTCTTGGAGGTACACACATTTTGAGGCCTTTGTTGAAAGTTGACCATTTGAGTCTGGTAATTTTAACATGGGTGTAGGAGTCCAGAACGTCCATTCTGGTTGGGTAAATTTTGCCTATTGAGAGCATGGCGACTTGAGAGTCATCGGCCCAGGCTGCGCCGTTCAGGCAGTCTAGAACGAATTTGGCAATATTGTCTGCGTCTGGTTTTTTTTCGTGCCAAATGGGTGCGGATTTTTTGAGAAATATTTCTCCTCTGCGTTTGCCGCTATGATTTTTTGGCCTTGGCATGCATGCTGTGATTACGACTTCGAGCGGGCCAGACCATGGCATGGAGTCTGAAAGTTGTTGCCGCGCGAGGATAAGGAATTTGCCTTCTTCTGTTTCCTGTTCGTTGTACGTGACAACGGCGTTGCCCCGTCTTGCGAATTTGGGTCTTTTTTTGCCTATTGGTTTTCCTGGAATTAGAATTTCCACGGTTGTTTGCTGGGTAAGCAGGTTTTTGGGTGCTGAATTTTCTTGGTTGTAGTTTTCCATGACAAGACCTTTATAATTTATCTGATTGTTGCTTGATGAGGTGCCAGCTTCTTGGTTCTTGCGCGGAGTCGAATCTTGTTGGTTTTGAGTATTGGTAGCCAATACTTTGGTTTGAGTGCCATAAGAACGTCTTTGCGAATCATTTGGGTTCTCCTCTTCGTATGTAGCCGCGAGGGCTTCTATCTGGTGCCTTATTCGGGAGTTCATGTGCTTACTCATGCACTGCATAGGGTTACGCGTTAAGCCGCTTAAGCAGGCTTGCAGGGCTTCGTGGTGCCTACTCTGAAAATTACGTCATTTATGACTTTTGGTACTTGGGATTTAGTTTGAGCGAGTTGCATAGTTCCGGTTGGATTTTTGTTGAAGGCTTCGGCGAAGTCTATTCTGGCAAAGTGTAGTTCGCGTTGAGGCCTTGCGGCCAGAATTTGCCACCCTCCTGTTGCTGCTACTGCGAAGGATACTGCCCTTGAGGGTTTGAATCCTATGCGGTTCCAGGCACCGGAACGGATATGGTCGAGTACTTCGAGCCACGCTGTTTGTGTGTGGTCTGGCGCTGCTTTCAAAATGTGTCCGATAATGTCAGCCACCAGAGGCATAAATTTGCATGTTTGTACGCAGGTGGTGATTGCGCTGTGCACTGTTGCGTCCTCGAAGTCGTTGAGGGCCGCGATGTACAGCAGTGTCGTATCTGCTGAAATCTTTCGGTTGAACATCTCCGCCATTGCCGTTATTGCGGTTGCTGTCTTTGCCTGTCCCTGTGTGGTCATTGTCGGTTAATCTCCTTAAGAACGACCTCAAGTGCCGCCTTGTTGTCCTGTGTTCTTACGTCTTCGTGTCTGATTGGCCGATTGGGAATCTGGGTATTTCTTTCTGGTTCGTTCAGGTAGCCTTCAAACTTAGGTCCGAACAGGGTTTCCGGTCTTAAAAATTTGGACATCTCTGTGCCAGCCCAAGCCTTGCATTTTTTATCTATGACAGTCTTGAAGTCTTGGAGTTGAAATCCGTCTGCTTGCCGGGCAGATATGTGTAGCCTCGTTTTCTTTCCAGAATGTCTGAAGTTTGTCCCTGCGTGGTTGTTCAGGTAAGCTACGATTTCGCAGGTATTTTTTTTTCCCGGGTTTTTTTTTGGTTTTTTAGATTTTGCAAGACAATGTGTATCTCCCCTAGGTCGAGAGATATGTACAGTTGGAGAACTTCGTAAAAGAGGCTCCTGCTCCTGCTCCTGCTCCTGCTCCTGCTCCTGCTCCTGATAAGGCATAGGCTTCGACAAGGCTTCCGGTAAGGCTTTAGCAAAGGCTTTAGGTAAGCCTTCCGCATAGGCTTTAATTTGTAACAATAACAAGTACTTCTCTTTGCACTCTGGAATGTCGTCAAGACACTTGGCCCAAGCCTTGACGACATTTGGGGACTCTGGTTTATTGTACTTCAAAAAGTTGGTTGCGCCGACGAAGCATGCCCTTTCGGATAGGGTAAGCATAGCCTTCGCTAAGGCTTCCCCGAAGGCTTCCCTAAAGGCTTCCGCTGACCACCCGAGTTCCGCTGCAAGCCCGGGTATGGTGGCACGCATTGCTCCCACGGGAGTCATGTGTGGGTGGGTTAAAATGAACAAGAACACGAGCTTTGCGCTATCTGACAGGCTGCAAAACTTTTGGTCATTCCATATCTTTGGGTCTATCTTCCTGTATTTCGACAATATACCTCCTTGCTTTGACGGCCAATCAAAATTGCGGTTCTCTGTCCTTAGGACAGTGAACCGCAATTTTGTTATTTTGCGAACTTGTTGCTTTTCGGTACGACCCGGCAAGCCTTAAAAAAATCTTCCAAGTCTTGCCGCAGGTACCTGATAGTCTTGGCGGTTTTGTAGTATGGAGGTCCAAGGTCCATTGACCTCCATGTTTGGATTGTGGACAGTTTCAACTTAAAAATGTCAGCAACTTCTTTTTCGGTAAAAAATTCTTCCATTTGATTTCCTTTCGTGGGTTGCCAGCGTTATCGCTACAAGCAACGGTACCGGCTTCCTTGGGAAATTCAATCTTTTTCTGAAGAGGGCGTATCTTTTCTCTTGACAGGTCGAATTGCCCGTGTTAGGTTTTAACCACGACCTCGGGGAAATCAAGCCATCGAGGCAACTTTGGAGAAAAAAATGAAACGATAACTCCCGTCCCGGGCATGACGATAAACTGCCTGCCAGGCAGTCCCGCAGGGCATTCCGTCCGGCGGGCAGCACACATACTTTTGAATTTTAAGGAGAAAAAAATGTCACTGTTTTTCCTGCTCGGGGCAGCTGACCCTGAGATGGCCTCAATTGAGGCCCTGCTCGCACAGTGCGGGCAGGGCTTCGCGCACGCCATGGTCAGCGGCGTGCGTGTCACGCCGCGGGCTACCTACCAGGCGGACGCGGCGACTGCCCCGTCAGGGGCACAAACCTTTTATGTAGAGTGCGCCCCCAGCACTCCGGTTGAGGGCGCAGTTGTCCTTGACCACCACCTGGCCGGGCATCCAGGCTTCGGCCGCCCTGCTGCTGACTTTTTCCCTGCCTCCAGCTTGGGGCAGGTTGTTGAGGTGCTGGCTCGCGCCGGTGCCTTGCCCGTGGCATGGCTGACGGCCACCCAGACCATGGGCACCCCCGGCCAGTCTGGGGGACTTAATCTGGCCTCTGAGGTTTTTTACAACGCAGCCACGGCAGTACAGTGGGTCGCGTCTGAGGCCGGGGAGGGCGAAGAGTATTTTTACGCCGTCCCTGGAACCTTATACGTAGTCGCGGCGGCTGACCACTGCCTCCGTGAAGCATACGCGGGTAACTGCCCCGGGGTGACGCCCGGGCAGGTTGCCGCATTCCGCGCCCAGTCCCGGGCATTATTTCTGGCGGTGCCGGCGGCGGAAGTCTACGCCATGCAGGCCACCGCGGTTTCCAAAGTCGCGGCGGCCCCAACCATAAACCTCGGTGACGTAGCTGTCGCCGACCTGCGGGGCGATATCGTTCCCGAATTGCCTGATGCGGCCTGTATGGCGCAGACGGCATGCCTTGCCGGGCCATTGGGGCCAAAGCAGAACAAATTTGGCCTCGTAGCCGGAGGCCCCGCCGAGGTCCAGGCATTTTTGGACCACGCCGGCACTGTCCTTGGCCTGACAGGACTTTACGGCGACCCTGCCCGAGGATACGCCGGAGGTTTTTTGAAGGAATAATTCATAGCCCGGTCACTGCTAACGCGGTGGCCGGGCAATTCGGATGATAATTTACAGCCTGGGAAGCTGCCAGGCACAAGGGGTGGGGAAATGGGACTCACAAGAGTTCAAAAACACTATCGTGGCGATAGTGAAATAAAGGAAGCCCGCAAAAAGCAGGCCCTTGGTAAGTACTACCGAGAACCTGTCTGGAAGCGCGGACAGGTCCCTGTCTGCCCTGAAGAAGTTTCAGGGCAGGTTGACAGTGTTTTAGCAAAGGCGGACAGGGAAAGACCGCTGTCACTGAAGGTCCACGAAGTGGCAGTTTTTAAGGGGCTTGGCAAAAGCAATAAGCGGAAAGTAACAATCCCGCTCCGAAGCACATCCCTTGGCGGCGAGGATCTTTTTATCGCCGCTGACGCAAACATCAGCGACCTTGCCGCATGGGTGCAGGAAGTCTCCGCTGCACGGGCAAGCGGCACTGATGTCCCCCAAAGCCTCCCTGAGTTTTTTGAGGGGATGTACAGGCTTGAATATTAAAAAAACCAGCCTGGCCACTGCATTAAGCGGTGGTCGGGCTATAGCTGTTTCACTCGGAGGCAAGATGGGAAAAGAAATCACAAAAGAAGAAACCCTGCGTCACCGCGCCGATGACCGCCTTTTGGCAATTGCCTATAAAAAATACATCGCAGCGGCTGAAGCATGGCTGGCCGCACAAAAAAGGAGAAAACAAAATGCAAAAGTTAATTAGCCACCAGTACAGGCACAGGTCGATGGTCTGCAAGGTGGCGTACCGGCAAGACGCCTTTCTTGCCGCAGAGCAAGCCCTTGTGGACGGCGACCTGGCAGGGTGGACCGAGCCGGATTTTGACTCCGCCATTGAGTTGGCGGATGAATTTCCAGAGATCCAGGACCTCCTGCGGGTCATACAGGGAGAAGGCAGGGAAGCCGCCCACGACCTTAAGAAGCTTTATCGTGAGCTTTCTTACGATGAGGAGAACCTGCCCTCCTGCGCCCTGAAGCAAGCTGTTGAAACTCTGCTTGCTGGGTATTACGAGTATGTATGAGGGGGGCCATGGAAGTTGTCCTTGACGGCAAATGCTATCTGCTTGAAAACGTCTCTTATGTCCCAGCAGACAAGGGTGATGCCTGGACCCCGCCGAGCGAAGAAGATATCGAAAGCTCGGCTGTGTGGCACTTGGTCGATGTTTGTGCAGAGCCAGGTGACCAGCCTTTTCAGGCGTGGATGGCAATTGACGATGTTGATGCCTGGTGGGACGAGCATCGGTGTGCTGTGCTGGCATTACTGGCTGAGGAAGCTGACGAAGCTGACCTTGAACGCAAGCTTGAAAGTAGGAGGTTGCTTGATTTATGAAAGAAATAGTTGAGTTTCTTGGGGACCACCACCAGACAGTAGTGGTACCCTGCATGGTAGTTTTGCTCATAATAGTAGTATATGTGCTCGTAAAAACCATTTGCGAGTTTATGGAGGACGCGGACTATGGTGAATAAGGTGATTTTGGTAGGAAACCTTGGCGACGAGCCAGAGTCAAGGGAGACATCTGGCGGCATGGTGGTCACAAACTTTTCGGTGGCCACCACGTTCAAGGGCAAAGGCGAAAAGCGGACCGAATGGCACCGTGTTGTGACATTCGGGAAGCTGGCCGAAATCTGCGCCAAGTACATGCACAAGGGCAAGCAGGTGTACATAGAGGGCCGATTACAGACAAATGAATGGACGGACAAAGACGGCAACAGGCGTTGGACCACGGAAATTATCGCGGACCAGACGAAGATGCTCGGCTCCAAGGGCGATGCCTCCCCGTCTGGCCGTACAGGGTATGAGGCTCCGGCACCCAAAGCAACACCGCCGCGAACCGATAACGATATTCCCTTTTAGGAGATTTGCATGATTGAAATGGATTTCAAGGAATATCTGCGGCACAAGGGGTTTTCCAACTCGTTTTTGAAGGTCGTGTTGCAAAAAAGTCCTGCCCACGCATGGGTTGCCCGGAAAGGATCCGCAGCCATGGCCAAGGGCACGGCTGTCCATACACACATCCTTGAGCATGCGAAGTTCAAGGAGCAATATTTGATTGCACCGAAAATGGATCGGCGCACCAAGGAAGGGCGCGTGGCGTGGCAAGAGTTGGAAGTCAAGGCGGCGGCGCATGGTAAACGGCTGCTCCCAGCCGCAGACGCCGCAGACGTTGTTGAGATGCACGCAAGCCTGATGGCACATCCTATGATTAGGACTATGCTTGAGCATCCAGACGCCATATTTGAGCAGTCCGTCTTTTGGAAGGACGAAGAGACAGGCTTGCGGTGTAAATGTCGCCCAGATATTTGTATCCCGTCTCTTAGAATTGTGGCTGACCTGAAGACTGCCAAGGATGCCAGCCCCAAGGGCTTTGCGCGGGCCATCAGCAACCTTGGATACGACCAAGGGCAATCTTATTACGTTGATGGCTGCACCGCCGAAGGCACCAGGATTGATGACTATTGCTTTGTTGCCGTGGAAACTGCGCCGCCATTCGCGTGCGCCCTGCACAGAATAGGTGCTGACTGGGAAGACGCAGGGCGGACAAAGTACCGCGAAGCCCTGCGCATCGTGCAGGACTGTATAAAGAATAATTTTTGGCCCGCTTACGGGCAAGAAGTAACCACCCTCGAAACACCACGGTGGCTAAAGGAAATGTAATGGAAAATGAATTAGCTGTACGCGAAACACTGAAGCCTGCGCCAATGCAGGACAACATTTTTTTTAACGTGGAAATGTTCGGTCATCTCCAACGTGTAGCAGGGATGCTTGCAACATCAAGTATGATTCCTGCCCATTTCAAAGGAAAATCTACATCAGAAGCCACCGCCAACATCATGATTGCACTCAACCTGGCCGACCGGATGGACGTTGATGTTTTTATGCTGATGCAAAACATGTACGTAGTGCATGGGAGGCCTGGCATTGAGGCTAAATTAGCAATTGCTGTTGTTAATAAATCTGGCAAATTTTCGCCAATCCAGTACGAGACAGGCGGCAAAGGCGATGCTATGTTCTGCGTGGCCTTTGCGAAAAATCTTGCGACTGGCGAAGATTGCCGAGGCCCACGGATTGACATCGCTATGTCCAAAGCGGAGGGCTGGCACGGGAAGACGGGAAGTAAGTGGAAAACCATGCCGGAGCTGATGTTGATGTATCGAGCCGCAATGTTTTTCGCACGCCTATACTGCCCTGAGGCGTTGCTTGGACTATCCTCCCGCGAGGAACTTGCAGATGTTTACAATGTTTCACCGAATTCTGATGGTGTTTTTGAAGTCCTTTCTGATACTTCACAAAATTCTCTTGCCGACAAATTGACGCCAAAGCCCACCAAGTCCGAATCCAAGCAATTTCACGAGACAAGGGAGCCATACCATGCAGCACCTGCGCCCGCTGGCCCGATGTGCTACATGAAGCACGTCCCTGCCACCAAGGTCTTGTGCCTTGAGTGCGCGGACAATATTGAATGTCCTATGGCCAAGGATGTTCTTGGAGCGAAAAATGAATAAAAAAGACTTGGTTCAGGAAGTCGCTGACGAGATGGGCCTATCTTACGCCCAGACCAAAAGAGTGATTGACACATTCTTCAGGGCACTTGTCGGGTTTGTCGGCTCTGGAGTCAGTGTAAAGATTTACAATTTTGGTACTTTTTCAAAAAGGAAAAAGCCTTCGCGTACCGGAGTCCTGCCAACTGGTAGAAAGTACTCGTCTGAAGGGAAAAACACAATATTTTTCAAGGGGGCACATAAAGTTTTCCCTGAATAGTTTTTCCTGGGCTTCCCGAGTGCCCGCCGTCAATATCGTGTCATACGGTGGCGGATTCTCCTGCCGGTGTATCCGGTTTAATAAGCATAAAACTCGGGCTTCAGACATGCACGTAACTGGTTCGCGCTGTCTGCCGTTAGATACACGGGGAGGCCTGGCCCCCGTTAGTAAACCAGTGCCAGAAAACTTAAACTTAAACTAATACGAATTGGGGGGATAAAATGGGACGCAAGGTTGCAGCATCCCTTGGTGGGCGCGTGTCGGTGTACGATGACGAAATGGCCGAAAGCCCGTGCCGTGGTTGTAAAAATGTTGGCGAAAGCAAGACCAGTTCGAGTAGCCCTTGTATGACCTGCAAGAAGCTGAGTCTTTCGCCCTACCTTGATAAACTTGAGCTAAAAGATATTGTGTCTTTATTTTTGGTCGAGGTGGAGAAAAACCGGAAGATTAGTTCTGAAAAGTTGAGCCTCCTGGCGGGGGTGCCAATTACGAAAGTGTATACACTGATGGCTGGCCAGGGGTTCCACAGGGACCGTGTTGGAGGATGGGCAAAGGTGCGGGCAAAATGTCGTCAGAGCGACACCATAACGAGTCGCAAACGGCTGAGCAGGATAGCCGCTGTTGACGCGCTGCTTACGGAAAATCCGAGCATGCCCCTGTCCTCTATATCTAAAAAAATCAGTGCGTGCCCCGCGTCTACCGCGAAATACGTAAGGATTAGTTGGGTTCGCAAGAGTTATCACGGAGCTTGGAAGCGGAGGGAGAATAAATGAATTGCGCAAATCCGAACAAATACGCGAACGCAGGGGACGATGAATCTTTTTCTTTTAGCCAAAAAGATATTTGTGTAAAAACGCCTCGCAGGTGTGACGAGTGTGGCACGTCAATCCCCGCTGGGGAAACGCATGAGCGCACTCTATGCAGGCTGCAAGAGGACTCCGCACACATTACCTTCCGAACGTGCAGGGTGTGTCAGTCTATTAGAGACGTGTTTTTTTACGACTACACGCACGGACTGGTTATAGATAACCTTCGGGACTACCTGGAAGACTGCCCCTTGCAGCTTATACCGGAGGGGTATATGGCCTCCTTGACTCTAGACGCACGGACCAGGGTTTTCGATATGATTGAGAAAATCGAAGCAGAAAGGAGAATAAAGAATGACTGATAGACGCACGCTGGAGGCTTTCGTAACCGACATGAAGGCCAATCTTGACTCCTTCGCTGATGGAGACGTAATTGCCTCTGTGGACGATAAAATGGATGCCTTAGTGAATTCCCTTGACGATAACGAAGTCCCGCTTCTTGATGTCATTGAGGTCGTCTATGGGTATATTGAAGAATTAACGCGACCTCTATCACCACGGGAGATGGAGTGCATATTCAATCTTGCTGGAGCCGCCACGCAAGGGCTTAAACCAGCAGAAAAGGAGAAGGTGAAATGAGATTTAAGAATATTTCCCTTGCCGATTTCAGAGGTGGAATCGGTGCAGAAATGCTTGACGAGGCCATGCAGAAAGCCTTGGACAATATTGAAAATCCAAACACCTGGGCGGGGGCAGCGCGGGAAGTTACGCTTACGGTCCGCCTGTCGCCTAACCGTAATAGAGAGGTCAGTATCGTAACAGTTGGAATCGAAGCGGACCTTGCCCGTGAGTTTTGCGAGCCGCCAAAGCGCAAATACGACGTTTCCTTTTTGCGCGGTGACAGAGAAGATGCACATTCGCATTCAGTATACGTACTTAAAAAATATGGCGGCCCGATAAAGTTTTACAGCACTGAAGCCGAAGCTGTAAAGGAGATGACCCGCAGGGAGGCACTGGATGATGACTAAAATTCCGAAAGAGCCATGCCCAAAGGAAGTTGCCGGCAAGACCCGTTGGTCATTAATGCCTTTTACAGCACTGGAAGAAGTTGTTCGTGTCATTGACTTTGGGGCCAAAAACTACCATTTATGGTCATGGACGGGGCCATTTGTGTACACCCTCGCCATGGACGCTGTTTTGCGTCACTGCACAGCTTGGCTGGCCGGAGAAAACGAGGACCAGGAAAGCGGACTGCATCCGCTGGCGCATGCCTGCTGCTGGCTGTTGTTCATAATGTGGTGGCAACTCAATGGGGCTGGCACCGATGACCGGAGGGTGGAATGAGCCAGTTCAGGCCCTGGGGCCTTTCTCCAGCGCTGTTCTTTGGGTTGTGTCGCTGACTGTGTCCACACATGCCGTTTATAACTTGTTCTCTTTTGACGAAAACACAATGTCTTGCAATGTTATTTGCATAATAACCGTGTTTCTCAATAATTTTAATATGAACTGGCTGCTTGTGGACTTTATGAAGGACCGATGATAGGAGGGGACAAATGCCAACAACACAAACCCCGCTTAGGTACCCAGGCGGCAAGAGTAGCTACAGAAAATTGATGCTTGAAATTTTCAAGCTGAATGGGCTTGGTAAAGTGCCTTTTTGTGAACCCTTCGCCGGTGGGGCTGGCCTTGGCCTTGGCCTGCTGTTTGATGATAAAATAGAAAGCCTGCACATCAATGACTACGATTATGATGTGTATGCGTTCTGGATGGCAGTAGTTTGCGACACAGAAGAGCTCATAACCCTTATCCAGGACACGGAAGTTAGCGTGGATGAATGGCATCGGCAACGCGCTATTTACACTGGCAAGTCGGACGCAACCAGATGCGGTATCGGTTTTGCCACTTTTTACATGAACCGTTGCAATTTTTCAGGCATACTTGACGCACGGCCCATTGGAGGGATGGAGCGGCGCGGACTGTACAAGATAGGTTCCAGGTATAATAAGAAAACGGCAATTGCGAAGATAGAAGCTATCGCTGAACTGTCTGGCAAGATTCTCGTTGCGGGTTCGAATTTCACGAATTTTTTCAATCTTTATGCAAAGCCAGACTCCTTCCTTTACCTGGACCCCCCGTATTACAAGAATGGGCCGTCAATCTACAAAGAGCATCTTAGTCCTGTTGAACATGTGGAGTTATCCTCATGCCTTGCAACCCATGAATCTCCGTGGGTGCTATCTTATGATGACCATGACTTTATCCGTGACCTGTACCATGGGTTTAATTTTTATCGTGGCGGCTGCGTGAAGCCTGGCGAAGTGTTGATAAGCCCGCTAAAGCTGCCACCGTCTGGGGGTGTGACAAATGACTGAAAAACAAGACAACAGGCCCTGGGGCCTTTCTCCAGCGCTGTTCTTTGGGTTGTTCATAATGCGCTATGCTCTATGCATCTACGCCATACTTGCCTTGCGGAGTTTTAGTGAGAATGGACTGCCTGTTAATATCTGCCTGATATCTCTCATAATTATTAATGTTTTTGAGTGGGGGTTTCTTCTTGGGCAATACCTGGAGCGTGACAAATGACGGAAGAACATGACAGCCGGCCGTGGATTGAGCGGCATTTTGCTGACTTGAAGCGGGGCATGTCTGACTGCAAGGAGTGCAAGGGCTGTGGTTACGTGCCAGACGGTGAGGGGTACAAGAAGTGTAAATGCCATATCGGAGTGGTCAAGAGGCGCGCTCTTGATTTTCATTTGGAGGATTAACGTGGGGAAACCGTTTGGGGATGGGAATGATTGGTTTGAGGGCTTTGTGGGCGGGTTCTGGGTCTGCAACGTCCTTTGGGTTCTGATTTGGGTTGTGATTAAAATAGCGGGATAAGGAGATTTGACGTGAAAATAGCGACTCACTTAATAGGCAAGCATTTGCGCCACCAGGAAAGCGCAAAAGTGCTTGATTGCCAGTGCGCGATTTGTGGGGAAGAAGGATTACCTGGATATCCGCGCCGCGATGTTCTGCCAAAAGTCTTTATGGACTCATCAATTGTTGGTTCTGGCGAAGCCATCTGTATTTATTGTGCCGCGTGTTTCGGGTATAAGCTCCAGCGAACGGATTGGCTTAGGAACCATTCCTTTTTCGCCACAGGAACAAAGTTGACCAGGCTGAAACGTGAAGACCTGTGGGCGGTGCTTTTGTCGCCACCAAAAGAGGACTTCGTTTTGTGTGTTACTTACAATCACAAGAAGCACACGGCTCTGCGTGCCGTCCTCAATCTTGCCAATCAGAGGCCATATTCTGTGCGGACAGAAACAGACACAATAGCCGTTTGGCCGGAAAAATTGACCGGCCTGTGCGAGGCAATGCGGGCAATGTACACTATTTGCAAGGCCACAAAAGCCGAGCCAACATGGTTCTCAAAGAGCGATATTCTGCACGGGTGCATCAACTTCAAACGGATTGAAGATTTTGGCGCAAACGGGTTTTTCAGGCTGGATGCGATTGTGCAGCCGTATCGCAATACGGCGCTACTTGAGTTGCTCACTCGCGCCTTAAATAAGGGAGCGATGAAATGCGCGCATATCGAATAGATGTTAAATTCTATAGCCCTATGTCAGGGTATAACAGGACCACGTTGGACGGTCTGCTGGCTTGGGCCATAGAACACGAGTTGCAGCCTTGGTCATGTTTGTTTATCGAGAACGGTGGTTGGTCAAAACGGAAACCAATTGGCATCGAAAAGACCAAGGAACTCTTACTCTACTACGAGGGCGTCCCAGTGGCCACTCGGATTATCCCACATGGGGACACGCTGCAGCTTACTGACACCTACAAGAAAAGATTCCATTCTATCCACCACGAGCTAATTGACTTCAAGGGAAAGAAGCGGCGCATAGACACGACTGTTGGTTTTTACAAATCGTTCAATATGCCGGTGCCAGGGGAGGTCTTCGCGCATGGGTATTGGGAGTTTCTTGGAGATGGTCCCAAGGTCTTGCACTACCTGGAACACAACGTATTTGCAATTGGGAAGCATGCTGCAAGCGGGTACGGGATTGTGCGTAATTTTTCGTTGTCAGAATCCACTTCAAGCCTCGTGGACATAATGAAAAAAAGACCAGTGCCAGAGGATATCGCAAGCCGCCTTGGAATCACGGGCAACAAAAAGGTGTGCGGGTTTCGTGCACCATATTGGGTGGCTAAAAACCAGACGATTTGCGTGGAGGCTTGACCATGATCGAACCTGGACACATTTGGGACGATTACCACGAAGAGGATTTCTTGTGGTCACGGCTTCCGGTGCATAAGCGAAGAGTGGAAGCAGCCAAACGCATTGTTAAGAGGTGGTTATCGAAATGTGAACGGCCATATATCGCCTGCTCTGGTGGCAAGGATTCAGTCGCCATGCTCCACCTGATACAATCAGTTGCAGATAGCCCAGTGGACGTAATGTGGCACGATTCAGGCGTTGAGTGGCCTGGTGTGCCTGAAATGTTTGACCGATTGAAAGATGCTGGCCTCGTGAAGAAGCTGGTTATTTCACGTCCAGAAATAGACGCTATCGAGCTAAAGCGCGAGCAGCTTGCAGGCAAAATGTCTGCGAGTAAAAAAGATGCTATTCTGCTGTTTGAGCCAATTAACAAGACAGTGGCTGAAAACAAATTTGACGGCTTCGCCATGGGCCTTCGTGCAGAGGAAAGCAGGGGCCGGGCCGCCAATCGCAGGTTCCACGGGAAACTGTATACAAAAAAGGACGGGATGCATGTTTGCACTCCAGTCGCAGACTGGACATGGCAGGACGTCTACGCCTACACTGCTGCGAACACCTTGCCCCTGCACCCAATCTACTCTGCTCCGCTGGTGCATTACCCTCACAGAGGCATAATCAGACTATCTTGGTGGGCGTCAACCGACCAAGACAGCTTAGGCTCTATCGCTTGGATACGCCAAGTATATCCAGAAATATTTAACCGCCTGGAAGAAGCCTTTCCCGGCATATCATGCAGGACATGAAAGGAAGAACCATGCTTAAAATCTATCACAAGTTCACAACTGTTGGCCCGCTGCATACCGGAAGTGATATCAACGCAGGAACAACAAGAACGCTGCGCCGTCAGTCTTGCGTGCTTGCGACTCCGCTAAAGTACGAGAGCAGAGTATCTGCAGATGATCGCACGGACGCTGTCGCGCATCTGCTTTTGGGTGTATGGCGGTCCATTGACCACAAGAACATGGGTGCGTCACGGCGCATGCGCATCTGGGAAGAGTTTGCGAATAAAGTACTTGCTGCGGCACGGATGCCGACCACCAGTAGATTCTTGCAGGCGCTTTGTTCAAGCTTTGGGATTGAGGCAATTAAGGGCGAGGTGTGCCTTGAGATAACAACGCTCCTTTCTGACTTTGACGTGTTGAGTACAATCAGAAATGAGCATTTGCTCGTAATTCTAAAAATGCGTGCGCTCCGTGACGCCAGCAAGGAAAAGAACGAACCTGAAGACGCAATTTTAGGTGTGCCTAAGAAAATAACCCCGATTACGTCCAAAACCATCAAAGTTACAGAGGACATGATACCGTGCATTTCAGGCAATGGAATCAGGGGCAAAATGCGCCGTCTTGCCATGGCCGACTTTTGCACGCGAGCCGGGATCAAAGGCCTTTCAAAAAGGGCGTATCACATGCTTTTCACTGGCGGGATACTGGACCAATCAACTCGGTGGGAAGATTTTGACCGGTTAGAAGAAATAGTTACCGCGTGCCCTATGATTGGCCTCTTTGGCTCTGCAATCGGGAACATGACCATTGAGGGCTGGCTGAAGGTCGGGTGGGCGTACCCTGTTTGCCGCGAGCGAGGAACAGGGGAGGCGTCTTATTGGCAATACCTTGACACGGTATTCCAGACTCGTCTTGACTCGTCTAAAACAGAACGAGGAATTGAGCTAAAACGCGATTCAGAAAAAGACGCGCCGCAGCAAATGAAATATGAATTTGAAGTTTTCGCTGATGGCACGCCTTTTGAGCATTGGTTCGGCTTTGGCGGCAAGACTTCGCTTGCTGCATCCACCTTTGCGCGTGCCGCTAAGTGCTTCCTTGACGCGCCATATATAGGGGGCAAATCATCCGTTGGCGTTGGGCGGTGTGATTTTAGCGACCTTGGAAATCAGCTTGGAGACCCCGCAGAATACGATACGGCCGTGGTCGAAAACGCAGAGATGTCAAGACGAGTGCTTGGCGAGATTTGAAAAGAGGCCAAACGATTAGCCCTTACCGGTAAGCCCATTTTTCTTGGCCACGTGGCGGTATCCAAAAAAGAAGGCAAGAATTGTGCCCATAATTCCGTCTGTAATTGGGTCACGGGCTATTATTACCCATTGGAAATCAGGGAGCGTTTGAGTTAATATCTGGCCCCAAAACTTGTCTGTCAGATAGAACAAGGCTATCCATCCTGCCGACGGACGTAGTAGACTGTTTAAGAGCCGTGCAATCCAGGGCTGTGCCTGTGTCCGTAATTCAGTCATGTACATTTTACGGGCACTGGCGCGGTCCACTGCCGCCATGTTTTTATCTTGAAAGTCAAGGGCCATGAGTTTCAGGGTCGCGTCCATCTTTTCTGCTTCAGACATTTTCTTTGGGGCAACGCGGTCAAGGATGTTGCTCGCCGCGCGTCCCACGCCCTTGACCACTTCCTTTGCTGCGCCACCTGTAACCCATGCCAGCCATGCAGGTAATGCCATTATTTTCACCGCCTATTTGGAATAAAAAGGCCACAGCCAAAACGCCTGCGCCCACCAAGGCCAATTTCTTGTAGAAAAATGGATTCTTCTGGCGTTAATTCCTCAACCCCAAGGGCGAATCCTACAATATTTTTGTCCCTAATTCTAACTGTCCGTCTAAGAACCGAGGATTTACTGCCTCCTGACCTGTCGCTGTTGGCTGCCTGGATATCAGATTGAGCTTTCAATTTTGCATTGCCCTTGATTCCCAGACTCACCAGACGTTCTCTTGCGTTTTGTAGAAAATCTTTTGGCTCCATGAACCCTTTAATGATGACAAGACGGCTATAGACTCTTGGGGATGGGATGAGGTTGTAAATGGTGGGAGAGCCGATTCGGAGTTCTGCGCCACCAAGACGAAGCCTTGTTCCAGACAGGGGAAACAACTGGCTGATGCGGTCGCTGTCAATCCTGAAAGTCAGGCGGCTTCCTGTGGTTAGTTCCATGTTGCGATTTTGTCGCGGATTTCCAGCGATGGCATGGATTCCCACTCCCTCGTCTCCATGAATTACAGGGAGAATCTTTGAAATGGCTGAAAACAAGCAAAATCCGTGATCAGCAGGGATTAATTCTCCTTTGAGATGAAAAGCGACATCTACCTTCATGTCCACCCCCTTTTCCAGCTGTCAAGAAATCCTTGACAGCTCATCGTATCCACGTCACGCTATCCCAGCCTGAATAGCCTCTCTGTCGCTTGCGAGTGTTCGCCTATCGGCATACTTGACTTTACAGGTTGTTCAAACACGCAGTCAAAGTCACCAGGAGCAGCGTACTCACTCACAAAAATCTTGTGCCCTTGCCCTGCTTTATCCCTGCACCATTGCCAAAAAATATCACTGTCAAAGGAAACCCCATATTTTTTGGTATTGGCATAGGGAGGGTCACAATAAATAAAGCTGCTTTCAGGCATCCCAAGAGCGCGATAATCGACGACTGAAAATTTTATTCCTCGCAAATTTTTGTACTGTTTTGCCGCGTTGCGGCTACCTTCTCTTGCAAAATTTCGCCCGCCGCCACGGGCATACCCGCCAAACCATCTGCCTCTAAAACTGCACGGGAAGCCAGCAAAACCAACCAACTCAGGTGGGAAAGCGTCTTTGTCCGCCTTGATTTCCTGGTATTTTTCGTGACTTAACTCCGTGGGCGGCGTCCATCCATCCCTGACAGCTTCAAGAAAGGCAATAAGATACGCATTAATATCATTTCCATATCGTTGCCCACCCACCTTATCAATCATGTTTGCACCGCCGACAAATGGCTCAACCCATGGCCTGTGCCCCCGCTCAGGCAACATCACCTGTAATAACTGTCTGGTAATCCTGTTTTTGCTACCCATATATTTCATCGTATCCACGTTACGCCTTGCGCTTTCCGCGTGTCCGTGTCCACGTGGATAAAGCCCCTGTCTTTGTAGATTCCGATTCTCTGGAAGCCGGCTGCGTAAATCGCCGTTAAAATGGAGTGACGTTCAAGGCTGTTTCGCGCTCTAATATCCGCTGCAAGGCCGCTCATGTGCGCCGAGTCTGGCACCCCACCGACCATCGTGTTGTGGTCATGGCATCGGAAGCCAGACATGATAGTGAACGGCAGTCCTGCAAGCTTGCGGGCCTTTTGCAGCATGGCCATGAAATCATAAACCATGGCATCCCCGTCACAACGCCCACATTTGCACGTGAATTCTTTCTTTGTGAAGTCCGCAAAATGTGCCCACAAATATGGATTCATTTTTTACCCCTTAAGGGCTGACAGGATAGCCGCCACAACGGCGACCAGTAGCGTGCCAGTCAAGCCGAGCATCCATCTGGCGATGTTGGATAGTGCCGCCTTGGCGTCAACTGAATCGTTCTGGAGTACGGCTACATCTGTGGCCAGTCCAGGTCGCCCATTGCCCTTGAGCGCGTGCAGTATTTCAGTGTTTTGTTTCTCTTGGCGACCAAGTGACTGCTCGATTACCGCAAACTTCGTTGCGCCCTCGGACATGCGTGCCTCAATGTTCCTGAAATGTGCCTGGCATTCCGCTACTATTTCGCTGGGGTCTGTAGCCATGATGCTTGGGCCTTTCTATACGGTAGGGGAAAGTTCTTTACTGCCGAATGAATTCGTTTCGTAGTGGACGCCAACCGCAAGGACAAACATCTGACTATTGTATTCGGTGCCAGTCGTGGCCGCTATCCTTTCAAGCCGACACTTAAGCTGTGTTCCAAACTCATAGCCAGTCATGACAAGATGACCCAACGAAAGATAGTTGCTCGCGTTTGCTGCGGTACCATCTGGGATTTCAATTTCTTCTGTTAGCGGATGTTCCACGAATTCATCCCACCCTAACATGTGCGCCCTTGCTATGTACACGGTGAATTTGCAGTATTGTGAAGAGCCGGTGGTATTAGCCCCTCTTGTTGCCAGATGTAAATGAAATTCTAATTGGCTTCCATTTATATAATCGTGAAGGACTTCTGAAACTTGAACATTAACAAAATCCTCAACATCGAATGCGGCAGCGTCAGTATTTGTGGTTAAATCTTCATAGCGTGGTCGTTTGGATGCGACCACGCGGCTCGGTGAGATAGGGCAGACCAAGTCTTGATAACTCGGGACCGCCGAATGTAGAAAAGCGCCAACTTGGACATCGTCGTCAGTGGTAGCCCTCAGAAGGTCGACAGATCCCGTCCCCGCAGCGTCAACGCCCTTGATATACGCGGCATTGTCAATGGTTACATCTGCGAAGGTTGCCGCGCCCGTGGAGTCAAAAGCCCCCGTGTATTCAGCATCGCCAGAACAAACAATGTCTCCAGTGCAAGCAACGTCCCCTTCAAGAGTCGGGTTCTTAATTGTTGAGCCTTCAAGCGTTTTGTTTTTCAGCGTTTGCGCCGTCTCTGCGCCTACAAGCACATCGTTTGCCGATAACGCTGGCAAATCAAAATAATTCGCATCCAGAGAGCTTGGGTTTCCATGTGTCATACCATAAATTCTGGATGTCGCTGTTCCGTATGGGTTTTTTTCAACTGACATGCTGCTCCCCTATTCGATTAAGGACCATCTGGGGTCTGCCGCCATGGCGGCAAGCGTTGCTTGGCTGGATTCAACAAACACCCTTATAACACACGTTCCGGCGTTACACGTGGGGCGTTCGTCCAGCAGAGACCAGCCACCTTTTACGGTCAAATCGTCTGCAATATACTGTAATTCCAGACAATTCCCGTCACCAATTATCGGAGGCATTGAAATACGACCGTCCTCTAAAGGTGCCAAAAACACCGCCTTAGCAGCATGGGCCGGAGCGGCCATGGCCATGCAAATCAGGAAAACAAAAAGCACTCGCATTATTTCACCTCGAAGTCGTCCAGGGCTCCGCCAGGACCGGTTGAAAAAACCCCATACAGAGTATTGTCGCTTATGCCCGTGACCGTCTGGTTCGTTCCTACCTGTGTGCCGTTGTACCACACACTGTACAAACCCATGCCATGGCTGCGTATTTCAATCAACGCACCGCTGGCTTGCGTAATGGATGCGTTGACAATTTTCGTCCATGTCCCGTCTACGACCTTGAACAGGTTCACCGCATTCAAATAGTCATCAACGTAAGCCAGAAGGCCATTGCTCGGGTTCGCCGCGTCAAGGCATGCAGTGACGCCCACAGACTGCCCGTCAGTGGCGTATGTCTTGGCCTGGACGCTCCGTCCTGTATCCCCTGTGCCAGATGCCAACATATCTGCAAATGTGATTTGCTTCACCGAAATATCATCTATAAGCCCAGACTGACCTTGTGAGCCAGATACGTATGCCCTGAAGGTGCCAGACGCACCGCCGAACATGTTGTAAGCAACAGTATACGCTGCCCATGCCGCCGAGCCAGTAGACGCCAGCCCGCGTAAAATAGGGCCGTTCAAGTCAAACAAATAGACAATAGCGGAAGTAGAATCAACGTCATAAATAGCCCCTGTTAGTTGCCAGAACTCAAAATTTGAGCTTGGCGTCATGGAGGGCGTTGCATACGCTGCATAATTATTGGTGCCTCTGGTGATGCTCATGCTGTTTGAGCCACTCGCTGCTGTGGTGGTCAGTGCCAGCACCGCCGAAGAACTGGCCGTCCAGTTATCCGTGTTGGTTTCAAAGTCGCCATTGACAATCTTTTCTGCGCCATAGGCCGGTGCGCATGTTGCCTTGCCACCTGTCGCCGTCCATTGGCCGCCGGTCAGACTACCCATGCCAGCCGTAAAGTCTTCTGTGAAAGGGCCAGTACCATCCCAGACAACAAGGTCGCCGAACTTTGTAGCATGGCCAACACCAAGCAACCCGTAATATGTACCCGCTGCAACGTGTGCCACGGTCTGTGTGGCCCCTATCTTGTTGCCATTATAATAAAGGTCATATTGGTTACTTCCAAGGTAGCGGATTTCGATAAAAGCCCCGTCAACAGGTGTCACGCCAGTGGCAATCAGAGGCGTGAAAACACCTGACACAAACTTTGCCATATATATAACAGAACCCCAATTTGCAACGAAAGCACCTACCCAATTAGACGGGTCCGCACTATCAGCGACAGACACAACTCCGCAATACTCGTAGCCACCAGGCCACAGACGGGCTTTAATGCTTTCCCCTGCCACCGCGTTAAAACCCAAGAATGCTTCGGCAATCGGGACAGACCGCACCGTGATGTCATCAAGCCTATGTTCACCAGACGCTTGCTGCACACCCACAAAACCGCTTGTCCTGACGCTTGAATAACCATAGTACGAGACATCAGAACCTAACCATGACGCATTGCTATAAGTATCTGATGTAACAACCGAATCGGCGAACGCGGCCCCAAAGAGGCCCACGGACACATCCCCGCCACTAATCTTCCTTTGTGCAAATTCAAGTTGATAAAATGTTTCAGCGGCAAGCGTTATGGCCGCGCTTTGGCCTGATTGGTTTGCAGAGCCGCGCAAAAAGTTTCCAGCGTAGGAGCCAGCCGAACCCGTGGCAGGGTCTGCATTTTGTGTGATTGTGGAGCCGTTAAGCTCCGTCCATCCAGTCGGAGGTGTGCCGCCAGTCTCAAACCCACCATTAACAAGCAGGTTCGTGCCGTATGTCGGGTTAACAATCGCCTGATTTGTGGCGTTGATTTCCCAACCGTCACCGCCTTCAAGACATTCAAAACCATTAAGAGCGGTGCCAGATGTGCCGGTAAAATCACAGGTCCAGTCCGTGTTGTCCAAGCACGGGTCAGGTGTTGGAGATTCTTCTTGCGCCACATCTGTCAGCACAAAGAAACGATACGCTGCTGACGCTGGAGTGGCCACGGTCAAAATGACTACCAGTATTGCTACAATGGCTCGCATAGCTATTCCTTAAAACGTGTAGTAATAAAGAGTTATGACTACTTCTGCGGAATCAGCGGTGTTTCCTGTCCAGACGACCGTCACAGGTCCGTTTACTGCCACAGGCCCATACGAGTTAGACACCTTTGGCCGCGCTCGCTCAGTAGGCGTATATCCACGGTCGTCCATGGCACCGCCCATAAGGTCGACTCCATCAGCATTATTTATCGCTATGTCATAATCAGCCGTGGGCGTAACCGTCCCAGGGTCCGACTGAGCGAGGACGAGGTATCCTTGCAATGGCCAATCTGTGGTTTCAGAAAAAGAACCATCAGTATCCGCCACACACGTAAGCGTTACTTGTGTCTGCGTAGTTGTTACGCGCACCACAGACTCGCTCATGGAGTCGGCAGCGTATGCGCTGGTAGTAAAAAGTAGTAATGCGAGTAGCAAAACAAGTAATCTTTTCATGGTTCACCTCATGGGTCCGCTGTTAATTCACGGCTGATAAGTGCGTTAAGGGTGAAAACCTTGGCGTCAAAATCGTTGTAAACGTAAGGCACAATTATTTCTGGCGAGCCGCCGTCTCTGGCCTGCCATTGTACTCCAGTTTCCTGCACAATTCGCTCAGTATAAATATCCATGTCTGCCAGGGTTTTTATAGCCCTGTCAAGAACAGTGGTCCCGTCCAGCACCACCCACGCATGCCCTATAAAATTAAATATTTCATTACCGCCTGCGTCATACTGTGGTGGCGAAAAAGACTCTTGCCGGTATCCCGCTTCAAGTTTAATCCTTGAAATTGCAAAGCCTGCGTCAAGCATCATCTGAATGGTGGTAATTGCAAAATCTTCGCAGTCTCCAGATGGGTTCGACTTGCTCAAAAATTGCCAATTGTCTTTATTCGTTTCGTCTGGGATATACGTATAATTGGCATTGATATAATTAAGAATCGTTTGAATCGTAGCTGTTTCATTTTCTATTGGGACAGGTGGCGTTAGGTCCACTTGTGTCACGATTGGATGGTCATAATACTGGCCAGCGAAATCTGCATAAGTGCCAGGAATCAGGTCTGTTAATGGCCTCATCCAACTATTCTCGTCTCCGTTAAATTCAGGCCCCTCTGCCCCAATTATCATGCCAAAATTATTTGGCTCTGCAAGCAAGCGCCCGCTGATTGATAGCAATAACTCAGTTACAATCTCCTTACCGACACCACCCACAGCCCATGTGTTAGACTGGTAGTTCACTGGTGACGGGTACTGATAGATTGCCCGCCCGCCGTCAATATCAACATTACTTGAAAGCGTTTCAATCTCTCCGTCACCTGCCGCCACCGTGTACCCGTGGTCTTTTGAAAAATAATAAAAGACGCCTTTCGAGTCCAGAAAGCCACGCCCCTTCCACGCAAAAGAGATTAAGGCAGGAACATACAAGCTGGCGTCACAAATAGGCGAACAGGCATCGTCAAGAGAATCCCACTTTGTCTCTACAAGCGATGAAATGTCCACGGCCTCTTGCAGTGGCGTGCTTGCGGTCACGTCCACAATCCCAGGTATCGGGTCACCTGGGCAACAGTCGACAACCATTCGGAATGTCCCAAGCGGCACGCCGAGTTGCTCATCGGCAGGGTCAATGCACCCGGTGTACGTGCCCAGGGCACTTGTGAGCAGCGTGGCCTTTGCAATTTTCGCGTTGGCCCAATTGGTAATGGCCAAATTCACCGAATCCACATAAGACTGGTACCCAAGATTTTGGTTTTCGCCACCAGTAGAATCGCGCCAACTAATCCACTGGGCCTTGTCCTGGTCCGCCATGGCCTGCGTGTAGCGTTGCCAGCACACACCAGATGCCATTGATATACATGTTCCTACAAAGCCATTATAGTACTCAATCACCTGCTGAACATACGTGTTCTTGCAATAATCTGCATAGCCCTTGAAGACACCAAGCTCTGAAATTCTGGCATTTGCCAGGGCGTCAAACTCGTCATTCCCGACCAGGCTTTGCACCGAAATCACAACTTGCATGGCGCATGGCTTCGGGTTGGACTCAAATCCAACAACGGCTGGTGTCGACCAATTCTGGCCGGTAAATTTCACCACCACAGAATCGCCGACCTCAAAAGCTGCTTGGTCACAATCAAGATACTCAAAAGGCACGTTTATCAGTGTCGCGCCCTGGTTGATGTCCAGCCGTAAGTCATCTGATGTGGTCGCCGCATCTAACGAAATTTCGCCAAGCTCTGATTCCTCGTCAATTGCTACTATGGTCCCAATGCGAAAAATAGGCTCCCATTTTTGCCATCCTGGCTGCATGGCTGCGTTGTAAAAACCCTCTGCGGCGGTCATGCCAAGCGTTGGCTTTAGTTGCCCGTCAGATGTATTCCACCCTGCCTGGTCGCCGTCCACGCCACCTGGCTTGACCAGTACCAAATTGCCTACACCATTCACCTCCACGGTGCCAACAGCGCCCGATAATTCCTCCGTGTAATCCAGGCACCAAGTATCGGTATCGTAATCAGGCGCAGCGTTATTTAGTCTGGTTTTTTCTTTTTCAAGCGCTTGCTCTTCAAGCACCAATACGCTGACCTCGTTTGCTGCTGCCACCTCTGCCGCCCTTTTTTCGGTTGCGACCTTTGTGGCCTCCGTAACGGCGTTGCGCAAGGATTCATTCAGTGGACTTGCCGCGTAATTATCGATAGAGATATCAAGGTCATACAGGGCCGCATTGAGATCGGCCAAAGCGTTCCGCTTCGCCTGCCTCGCGTCAAAAATAGCAAATAGAAGCTCCCACAGCCTATCCGCTATCGCTGCCAGTCGTGCAATAATTACAGCGCGATTGTGCTCCACGGTGACCGTGTACTTTCCTTCGCCATGGTCAGTTTTTATGGTCGCCTTACCCATTATGCTTCGGTAACTTCCATTTGCTGCTGTTCTATAGCCACAAAATAAGATATCATTCCCACGGCAATGGAATCGCCGTCATAGGTAGCTGTGTCCCCTGGACGCAAGTACAGGTCAGGGAATGCTGTTCTGAAAGTCGTTTTGCCCCCAGACGTTCGCTGATATGTCACATTCTCAAGCGTGACATTCTTTGCGCCCCAGGATTCAGTGCGGTACCCTGTGAGCGTGATAGATTGGCTCCTTGGCCCGATATCTGACCGAATGTCTGACAATTCGCCGCGTGCTATTTCTTCCCTGTGCTGCTCCACCTCATCCACATTATAGGCCATATAGACGACCAAATCACCATTGGACCGGTCGTCAATATCGTCCGCGTAATCCACGCCAGGCACGACCACGCCCAGGTAAGTCGGCTCATCATCCCTGATACGCGCTTGAAAGGATTTCATGGGCAACGTCAAGTCTGTGGTGTCGTCTGCGCTGCCGGTCAATACACAATAAAAAAGCCGCTGTGCCGTGTCTCCGTATTGCCGCAAAAATTCCGACCAGTTAAAAGCGTCCGCAGAGTCGGACAATTCCAAGTTATCAGACACGTCATGCTCTGACTCGACTGCTCGGTCGGCAGTATCAGACAATCCGATGTTTTCTGCAATAACTTGCGATAAATTAAAGGCGTCTGCGCCATCTGCTATGCTAACTGTGTCTGAAATGCTCACCACAAAATCGCCGGAAGCGTCCACGCTGTCAGATATGCCAGCAGAATCAGCTATACCATCCACCAAGTTAAAGGCGTCCGTTGAGTCCGACACGCCAACGGAATCAGACACGCCATCCGTCAGGCTGTATGCGTCCGCTGTGTCGGTTACGCCTACAGAATCAGACACCTCTAAATCATAGGTCTCAGCAGTGGACAGCTTTGAAAACCCTGACGGCATCGTGTAAGAGAAAGCCGTCGCGCCAAAATTAGCGGTGAGCGCGTCAGCGTATTTTTGAAAAGTAAAAAATGGGTACAGTGTTCCAGAAACCCCGCTATACGCCTCGTTAGTTCCGGCTGATGGGTCGCCTGACTCTGCCCATGTCCCGTTCTTTGACCACCAGATTTTCCCATTGTCGAGGTCCAGCGCAACGCCAATTACGTCCCCAGCGGTGTACGTGTCCCCATAAGACGACGCAGATCCATTGTGCCGCTTTTGCGCAGCGTTAAGATAGCCCCAGGAATTTGCGTCTGTGCCTATGCGTGCCGTCAGGCTCGCCGAAGTATTTGCCACGCCCACGCCCATGGTCCAGCCCCCGTCAACGTCAATGGTTATCTCCCAATAGTACTTGCCAGAAGACTTACCAAGGTCGCCACGGGCACCCCTGTCCCCGTTGGACGCTGATGTTGCAGTCAAGTCGCTATTCGTCAAATTGACGCTTGCGGCCTTATCTGCGCTATTCCATTTTGCATAGGCCATGGTTTATGCGTCCGCTATTGCGATTGTGATGGTGACTTTCAGTGTGTCGCCATTCTCAACGCCCTTTGAACCGCTTGTAAATTGCGCCAGGTTGAAAAGTTTGCCACTCCCAGCCGTGTCATCCTTAGTGGTCGCGGCAGTCCCACCGCCAACCAGAGCCGCACCGTAGATGGTCTTGGTCGCGTTCATGGCAAAAGACGCCTTACTTGCGCTATTCGTTATTTCTTTTGACGTTACGCCTGCCTCGGTCCATGCCTGACGAGTGGCTTCAGTGTAGGCCGTGCATTCAGTGTACCCTGGAGTCGCGTAAGTATTCCCTGCTGCCGGTGTATGGTTGTCCTCGAAAAGAGCCACATACCATGCAGTGATGGCGGTCCCACCAGAAAGCGCAGAATCCAGCGCGTAGGTTAATCCTTCGTCAACGCAAAGATTGTGCTTTTTATCGGCCCATTTCAGGATGCCATCAGGCCCAAAACACTCAATTTCATATATCGCCCCAAGCCCTATGCCGTGTTTCATGTCAATTTTTCCTTTACCAAAAAAGTGATGTGCAACGTCCCGCCATCGCTCGCAAAGTCTTGCGGATTGCACAAAAAAACACCATCCTTGCACGCAACCATGAGCAAATTATAAGCCTTAAACATCCGCCACAAGTTATCCTCTTCAGCCTCGGGTACTCTTGCCTCAATATCCAGCGACCTATCCCCGTCAGTGTACCCAAGGTCCGTAACGACCACAGAGCCATCCAGGGTTGCCGTCCTCGTAACACGCCTTGCGCCAGAAAGTAAATCACTGTCTTGTATGGCCTCACGCAGCACCACAGCACCGGTCAAGTCATAAGTCTGCGTGCAAATACTGATAATATTAACCATTTATAGCCCCAACAAAAAAGAACCTTGGTCCTCGTTCACGCGCAGCTTTATTGCGCTCAAGATTTCCCACATAATCGCTTGCAAATGCGGCTGAAGCGCACCTGCATCAAAATCGATGGTTATCCCGCCGCCGCCCCTTCGCAACATGGCAGCCTTGGCTCTCATTTCCTCAACTTGCGCCTTAACCACTTTTTCTTGGAGTTTGAATGCTTTTTCTCTAAGATTCATCTCTTTTTCCATATATATTCGTATATCAAGTGACTCACTTGACCCCTCGCGGACCCCTCCGAGCGCACTTGCGAAATCGCCCATTAACTTGCCCGTTGATATTATAGAAGTATCTATAGAATCAAATACAGCCTCGACCTTTTGAGCGTTCGCCTGGACCTCGGCGATGTCAATCCTTGCTTTCCATTCCACAGCAGATTGCACTACGGCCGCCTGCGCCTTCAGGTTAGCGATTTTGACTTGAGCCTCAATCTCCATCACCCGAACGGCGGGTATTTTGTCGTCAATCTCATCCACGGCCTTTGCAGTCGCAGCCGCGTCCACCTCGGTCTTTATGTACACACTTCGTTCAGTCGGTAGGCCCTCGTCTATAATCAATTCAGTATATCTAATACTGGACACGTCAGGCTCTGCAATGATTTTGACAGCTTTCGTCTTGACCTGCTCAAGCGCAGTCTCAAAAACCAATCGCTGTTCGGTTGCGCTTTCCTTGGTGGACGTCTCCTGCTCGAACAGAAAGTCCTGATATTTTGCTTTGGCTTTGTCAAAATTCCAATCTGTTACGTCCTTGTCAAAGTCTTGCAACCCTGTGAAGTTAAACACTTGGTCAGCCAAGCGAAACAAGGACTGTGCTGCTCCTTCTACCCCTGGAACAAACTTATCTAGCAGCGTGCCAGCGAGAACGCCTAAAACACCAGCCATCCCAACCAGTCCAGCCGAAGATAGCAGAGCACCGGTCGCAGCAGACAGTCCAGCAGAGGCCGCAGTTGTGACGCCCATAGCACTCGCCACTCTGGTCAAAGTAGCTCCAGCGTTCACCACGGAGGACAGGCCAAAGAGGCCAAAAAAAGCAGCCATTGCATCACTGTGAGCAAGTAGCTTTGAAATGCCCAGTGCCAAGCCAGAAATTGAACCAACGAGTTGCAACGTGTCCTCGCTCAACTCGTCCACGTTATCCAGCCCCGCGCCAATGGCCGTAAACATCGGGCCAAGGCCATCCACCACACCAGCAGACACACGGGTCAATGCCTCAAAAACATCCACAAGTTTTTGCAGCGCACGCGCCAGGCTTTCAGGGTCACTCGCGTCAAGCTCACCAAAGACAGCAGAAAAAGCACCCCGCAACGAGTCGCCCAAATCCCCAAAAGAATCAATGAACGTAGAAAAGTCAATTTTTCCAAGAGCCTCCGGCAATGTTTTGGCTATTTCTTCGATTGTTGACGCAAGGTCATCACCAAGGCGGCTAATAGCGTCAAAAAGGTCATCAAATGCACCAGCGGATACCGCGTCACCTATTGATGCAAACACGCCAGAAAGCGCCCTGGCAACGTCCGCATATTCGTCTGTTATCTGGCTGCCGATCTGGATAAGTGTTGCCTGCAAGTTGTTGACAAGGCCCTGATTTATCAAGGCCATATTGTCAGCCATCTTTCCATACGCGGCCTCTGTTGCACCTGCTGCGTTCTGCATGGCAAACAATGCTTCCGCAAATTTCCCCGTGCTGTCCTTGCCCAAAACGAGCGCAGCATTCAACCCTTCAACAGAGCCGAATAATTTTGACATAGTGGCCACGTTGCCGCCGGTGGCTGCCTGCACATCTGCCAAAACGCCCTCAAAGCCCTTGGATTGGAGTGCCGCCGCACCAAACTCAAGGCCAAGAGCTTTAGCTGTTTTTTCAGCTTGCGCAGAGGGTTTAATCAGGTTTGACAACGCCGCTTTTATAGCTGTTATGGCCTGTGTCGTCGGCAATCCTGCCGCTGTGAGTGCCGCGATACTTGCGCTCAAGGTCTCAATCGGGACATCCGCAGCGGCAGCTATCCCAGTCACCTGTGCCAAAGAGGCGGCAAGCTCTGGGATAGTCGTCTGCCCCTTTTCAACCGTCTTGAAAAGCACATCAGAATATCGCGCTGCCTGGTCCGTGCTGGCACCGTAAGCATTCAGCGTTGAAGCCAATAAAACCGTAGCACTATTCAGGTCAGACTTGCCAGCCACGGCAAGCTGCTCGGCGGTGGTCATCAAGCCGAGTGAATCGGCATAATCCGTGCCAGCAGAAATGGCTGAATAAATCGCGCCTGTGATTGAATCCAGCCCTTGAGTTGACTCGCGGGAGTAGTCCAACACTTCACCCTTAAAGCGCTCCAAATCGTCTGTGGACGCACTTGTAAGCGTGCTTATTTCAGCGAACGAGCCGCTAAAATCTCCAGCTGCTTTCACTGCCAGGGCAAGGCCGCCGATACTCAAGGTTACAAGTGCGGCCTCGGCCTTAAGCACGCCAGTTGCAAAACCTGCAAGCGGGTCAACGACTCCTTGCAACTTACCGGCAAACTGACCAAACCGAGCCTCAATTGATTGAATTGTCTTGGTGATTTTGTCATCACCTTGAAAGACAATTTCGACTACTCTGGAAACATCAGCCACGTTGTTTGCTCCGTCTGTTTTGGTCTTCGTACCATTTGCCCCAGAGCGCCCGCTCTGTTGCAGTTAAAAACCCCTGTGGGAAAATGTCCGGTCTCGTCTCGTACAAAAATCGGTGTCCCCCACCTGCCCCGCCTCCAGCGCACAGTGCAAGCGAAGCCCGCACGTCAGGGTCTCGCCAGAGACGCTCTATTCCCCCGGCATGGCTCCCTCGCCGGTAAGCACCAGTATTGCGTTGGTTAAATTGTAAAACGTCACGGGACGCACCGTCGCCAGCTTGACAGACTGCGCGTCCGTGATAGTCGGTGACACACTGCCAAATTTAAGCATGCGCAAACGCCGTATATAATCTGGCTGTTTGGCTCCGTCGTCCAGCCCTAACGACTGTTTTACGCCCGCTATAACGCCTTCACCGGTACTGCTCGCGAAGGCAGACAATAGGCCCTCCACATTGCGGGCCTGCTCCGCCGCGTCATTTACGATTGCCAGTTCCTTCCCCGTCAGATTTCGCACGGTCCAGGCCTGGTCTTCGCCTTCATCGAAAAACGCGGCCAATTCTGGAACCGGCACGTCCTTTGTGCGGGGCTGGAATTTCACTTTTTCCAGTTTATTAATGTTAAGCATGTTTCGTGCCTCCCGTAAAATCAACCTGAATTCCGAATGTAGCCATTTCGCTTTTTGCCACACGGCCTACCTCTTGAGCTACACCTGGGCTTGCCATGGCCACCGCTTTACCGAGCCTCTGCAACGCATCTACACCGGCCCGCATGCCAATACAGGCATGATAAAACAGGACTTTGGCAAGGTCGTCTTTGTTGTGATGGTAGATAAACCGGAGGTTTTTTTGTGTTGGGTCTGCATTCAGTCGGTCAAACGCCTCAAGATACGTGACGCAACCGTCAACAAGCAACCTGTGGTTCTTTGTCACGTCACCCAGACGCACCGCTGCAAAAGCAAGGTCGATGTCCCCGCGTGCCTGAACATTGCCAAGCAGCAACCAATGGTCGGCACTGACAAAATCATCCCTTACAAAGGCGAGTTGGAAAAGTGTGTAGTAAATTGAGTCGTTGAAGGTATCTATTCTGCTGCGGTTTGCCACGTACCGCTTTGCGTGGACATTCGCCCGCTCATTTTCATCGTTAAACGCCAGAATTTGTGCCAGATAAAAGTCGGCGTCATAATCATCAGGGTCGTCTGCAAGACGCTTTTCGAGCAAGCCCACAGTTCGGTCGCGTTTTACCTTCATTTTTTCGGGTGATAAGTCGTATCCATAATGCTTGATATGCCCACAGGGGAAAAGTGCCGCTTTTCCTTCGACTTTTGCCTGGTTGTGAACCGTTCCATCATAAGTCACTTTGCCGCGCCTAAAAATCCGTGGCGAATTCCATTTTAGATGGACTTGCCCGCTGTGCATATCCTGACATTCAATGGCCACCGCGTTGCATTCAGCAGGGACCGCAGCCAAAAAGCGCAGAAGCTCGGCAGAATCTCCACAAAATTCCTCATCAGCGTCAATAATAAGACACCACTCGCCAGTGGCGTACCCAATCGACTGGTTGCGGTGCAAGGAAAAATCGTTCTCCCAGGGATGCTCAAAAATGCGCGCACCATATTCCTGTGCAATGACCCTTGTCGCGTCTACACTGCCGGTGTCCACCACGACTATTTCAGACGCAATGTTCTGCACCGAATCAAGACACCGGCACAAATTGTCCGCCTCATCCCTCACAATCATGCAGACGGACACGCTTGGAAGTATTTTTTGGGCTGTCTCTGTTTGTTGCATGGTCCCTCCTGGCTGAAGGCTGGCAAGTAAAAAGGGGAAAGCGGTGCCAGTTTCCGCGATTCGGCATGGACGGCCATACCATGCCTATCCCCAAAGATAGTGTCACTTCCGCAACTTCTGTGGCTTCGGCGGGTTGTCTGGCTTTGCCGTTGTTGGTAGTGGATTCGCCCTCCACCCCTTTCCATTAGGCATTGAGTTCCGCCGCGACATAGCCTTGATAACTCCATCCCTGCTTGTTTGATTCATCAAAACACCTCTAAGACGTGAATGAAGGAGATTTTGTATCCGCGCTGATTGTGCAAGCAAGCTCAATTTGATTGTCAGGCGGAAAGGCCCGGGCAATGCCAAGTTTGCCTTGCATCAGAATATAAGGGGACTCGTCCTTGTCTGGATAAAAACGAAAAGTCAGCACCTCGTCCTGGCCTGCAACAAGGCCGTCTGTCACACCGTCGCCAGCATACGCTGTAAAAGAGCCTTGCCCCAAGGTGCTGGAGCGGGATGCAATCGTGCCCTGATAAACCTGCGTGCTGTTCACAGAGTGCGTGTTTTCAGCAGGCACGAAGTTTGTAGCGTTTTGGATTTCAGTGAAAATTGGGTCATAGTACTGGCAATACGCATGCTTGCGCGTCCCTGCCGTGTGAATCAAAGGCAACGCGCTGGCAAATTCAATATGCGCTCCCTCCTGCGCCGAAGCGTCCGCCGCGTCACCGTCACCAATGTTGTTCTCTGTCCAAGTCGGATAATCGTACCGTTCGGCATGCGTTCCAACAGTCTGAAAAATTTCAGTTGCAGCCACAACCGCAGCAGTGGATGCGGTAACGCGGATTTGTCCGATTTCGACAGATTCATCAGGGACGTAAGGCGGCCCTCCAGCAGCGTCACGAGTCTCCACAAAGGCAGTGCTTGCCGATGCCGTGCCCGCAACCACCGCCACAGAACCGTCAGACGCCATCGTAACGCTGAAAATTTTCCCCTTACTTGAGGTTGTTGGTCGCGTAAAAGACGCCGTGGTGGCAGATACGCTATTCAGAGCGCCCTTGCTGTACCCTGTGAAAGCGGAGACAGTAACTTTGTCGTTACTCGCATGAGTAGACAGCACATTCCGACCAGACACCATGCCATTGGGCCGGATATTAGGCGTGTAGCTCGATTTCCCTGACCAAATTGTGCCGCCGGAAATTGTGTGGACTGTGCCAGCACCAGCGTCAGTCATCACCGCATAGGCGTTCAAGGTTTGCCCTGCTTCGTATTCCAGTTTTGCTTCATCAGCAGTTGCCATTGTTGGCCCCTATCAGGCAAACGGATTGCCTATTTTGAAGTCATATTTTACCGTGAAAGTCGCGCTCACGGCAGTTGTTGTGTCGTCATCTTCAGGATATTCAGCCACGCCACCACCGGTATAGACAATGTCTTTTGCCAAGCTGCCTGTTACAGCCGCAATAGCCTTCGTGGCCGTGGTCACGCCATTCGTTGTAGCCACATTCAAATCCGTGCCAATGTCCAGATTTTCAGAGGAAAAAGCACCCGTCAAACGCCGCAAAGTCAAAACACCAACAGCATCACCACCAGCCCAGGAGCCGGACGTAACCGTCAAAGACTGGACCAGGGCAGTGGCTCCTGAAGTCGCGCCTATGATTGTATCGCCGGACTCGATTTCATGCGTACCACCAGAGGTGTAGGCCATGGCCCAGGTGCGTCCGGTCATCGCCTCGATAAGATCGCCGAGCAGGCCCTCTGCCACGTCGGAAGGGTTGGAGATGCCGTGTTCTGCCAAAGCGTTTATCAGCACCGGCATTATCACGTTCATCTCGCCATATTCCCGCGCTGCTTCTTCGACTTGTGGCCACACGACCACGGCTGGCAAGTCCCCAGACGCCAAGTGTGCCCGCACCAAATGCACGCTTGCACCCGCTTCGGTCGCATAGGCATTCGCCGTGCGGATAATCGCAAGACGAGCTTTTATGGCGTCAATAATCCTGTCTCTGATGGTGGTCATTTTAACTTTTTCAACTCCCTGTCCAATTCATGAGCGAAGTTGTCATCAAGCGATTCCTGCGCAACTTTTTGCGCCTGACCCATTACTGGTGCCAGATTAAAAATGTCTGGTATTCTTGGGCCAGTAAGGCGTTCAAGTGGAAAACGGTACTTGTGCGGAAGTTTTGCATATTTGCGACCAGGCTTGACTGCTACGCGCTTGCCCTTCCACTGCCGCCAAAAGACATGAGTGGTGCCATGTTTTCCCTGTGCGATAAAAGCATGCTTCAGTATCGTCCTTTTTGATGCCCGTTTGACCTTTACCGTCACGCCTTTTTTAGTCTGCCGCGCCCCAAATTGAAACAGACCAACAGGGGAGCCATTGCAAGCAACCCTGCCGTCAAGCCTGCGAAAAGTTGCCTTATAAATGCTAAACGTCTTTTTTATTCTTGTGGCCTTCAAGTTGACATCTTTGCCAATAGCCTTTACTGACGCTGTCTTGACCTTGGTCATTGACTTATTTATTGCTCGTGCGGAAACTTTATTAGTGCCGTTTTTTACCGCGCCAAGCAGCAATTGCGCCCGTAAGAACTGAGCGTCATTTATTTTTAAGCCATTGCTCATTTAACCGCCGATTTGATGAATCTTCCATCATTTTCAATGATATGCGTCACGGAATAGGTAATACCATCCACAAGAAAAGTATCACCGCGTGCGGGCACCTGGCCCAGGTCTGACAACAACGCCTCCACCGTGCGTGTTGACCCAGAGGACTGGGACTCGAAGCCTTCGACCTGATATTCCAGCACGGTGTCAAAAAGCACCAAAAGCGACACAGCATCACCGCCAGCAGGCGTATACGTTGCGTCCACACCCATGACGGCAATGATTGTTTCACCGGCGATGTCAAGTATGGTTTCGATGCTCATTAATTCCCGTCTGCCCAGGTACCTTTTTCGCCGGTGATAACCCAATTCGTGACACTTATAGCTTCCGCAGTGGCAGTCGCGCCATAGGTTGCGCAGGAATAAGCATCACCGGCTGCATTCGTGGCAAGGATGATAAAGTCATCATCCTGCGGGTTAATCATCATTGCGTAGGTATCGTCATTACCCTGCACAAAGGTAAACTTCATACCAACCACTGCCGAAGGCAAATTGACGGTGTAATCTGATGTTCGTGCATCGTTTGTCAAGGCGATGGTTTTGCCGCTGTCAGCCGCTGTTAAAGTGGTTGTGGTCGTTGCCGCTGCAATGGAGGTAACAGTCTCAACAAAACCATACATCGTGCCAGTGCCTCCGCCATTCACAGTCGTGCCAGTCAACGTGGCCGTACCTGTAATTGTCGGGCTGGCCAAGGTTGGTGTCGTAATTGTCGGTGTCGTCAGAATAGCGCTGGTAAAGGTCTTGTTTGTCAACGTCTGCGTTGCTGCGTTTGTCGTGATTTCGTCATTTGCTCCAAGCGTTGGAAGCTCGGCATAGTAAGAATCAAGGCTTGAAGTGTCGCCGTAATCCATACCAAACCAACGCGGAGACGCAACGCCATACGGATGCTTTGTCACAGTGGCCGCATAAGCGACCACCGCCACAATCAGCACCATGACGAAAAAGCCAAATATTTTACATTTTTTAGACATGGTGCCTCCCTTATTCATCGTAAGGCGCGGTTGTGCCAGAGAGATTCTGAATCGTGTAAACGTAGTCGCGTGCGCCGACCTCTATATCCCAGGAGATTCGAGCCTGAAATGCAATCTCAGCGTCAAGATACGCCTGCGCTTCCATGCCCAGTGTCCGAGTCTCCATGCGGGCCTTGACCTTGCGAACGAATTGCCTCTTGAACGCGCCAATATACCAAGCATTTGTGGACAGGTCATCAAGACGCGGAGAGAAAAGCACACGTTCTTTGGGAAGCGTGAACATGCCACGCGGACCATATAGGGCAACTTCGTTTTCAACACCAGGCACAAGCTCACTGCTCAAAATCTTGGAGATGGTCCCAACCAGCGCATGAGGCACCAGGACAAAAACTTCAGACCACGGGATGTAGATGCGCTTCCCGTCAGCGTCCTTCATTCCAGCCAACAGATTACGGGCAGCATCCAGGTCGGTCTCGTTCACAAGGGCGTTGTTCTCTATCCGCGTCCCGCTTGGAGCGCGAACCCCTGGAGTTTCGGTAGATGCGCTGTAAATCGCAGTGCCGGAACCGCTCGGGCGATAAACGTAAGGCTCTGCCGGGCTGGCTTTCGAGCCGTAATAATCGCAAATCCGCTTTAGGGTCAAATCCTCTTCATGTTCAGCCGCGATTCGTCCAAGAGCATTGATGCGGTCAACAATTCCGACCATGTCATTTTCGGTAATTGCTTCTTTTGTTATTGTGAATTTGCGCCCGTTTTTGCGGTGTTTTATGGTAACGTACTCTTCACCGGCACCGATTTCGGGAAAATCGCTGCCCTCGGGGACTTCGTCCACGTTGTTATCGGTTGAATTTACCGAAACAATGGTCGTGATTTTTTTGTTATCCTCAATTTCCGTGACCAGGTTCCCGCCGATAGTCGGTACCGCGTCATAAGCCGCATTTATCGCTGCGACAGTTGTGCTGCCAACAAGCACTGGAAAGGCAGAGGTTGACACGGTACGGACCATTCCGAGCTCGTCCGTGGATGTGAATGGAACGGGGATGTCTGCCAGGTGCCGGTATAAATCCTTAACGTCGCGCAAATGCGCCATGTTCAGTTTCCCGTCATCAACCGACTGTGCCATCAGACGGACGAAGCCTTCGCCGTCAGACTGCGCAAACGCTCGGAGGTCAGGCAACGCAAGGTGCTGCCCCTTAATACTTTGTTTATCGCCAATTTGAATACGCATTTTCAATCCTTCCTTTAGCCCTCGATGTCAATGGCCCCTGTGGTGGAGTCTGTTGACGTGATAATTGCCTGTCCAAACCAATCGCCGCCACCGATGGAGGTCACAATGAGGCTATCTCCAATGGCATCCACAGTCACATATTTGTTGTCGGTCTGTTTCGCGCCTTCGATGTAAATAGCTCCGGCAGTGCCAGGGGCAAAACCAATGTCTTGCGCGACAGTGCAAAGCACAGTGAACTTTGTCCCACGTGGCGGGTTACTCGGCAAAACATGCTGCACGGCACCCGTTGCGCCGATGTTGGTCATTTTCAAACCAGACATTTCAGCATACAGAGTAACCGCACTGGCCTCATCAATCGTACCTCTGTCCGCATCGTTATTTTCGCCAGAGATAAACAGGCCCCAGGCGGAACAATTCAAACCAAAAGAAACTTGACAATATGACTGATTCTGCGCACTGGTTCCACCGTTATAAACACCATCACGAATTTGATGTGCCACAGGAAAACCGTCAGCATCGTAGGTAAGTGTCTGGCTGTCGGACGCTGTAAGCGTAAAAACGTTTCCGATAGATAGTGCCCGTGCTGCGCCCATTTCAAATTCAAAAACGTCATCATGATGCAGGCTATAAAACCGCAACTTACGTGCACTATCGCTTGCACCTTGGGCTTCCTCAGCGATTGCGAGGGCACATTTCGCGTCTGCGATCGCGCTTACAGGCACCCAATACCCAGCCGTCTTGTTGTACGCGCAAATTTCCCCACGCGAAATTTCTTGTGTGCTTCCAGCTTGAACCAGGCCCACGAAAACGTTCGGGCCACTCTTGCTGCGGCTAAAAAGAAAAGGGCTTTTATCTGTAGCCATTTTTCAAACTCCTTTACCGGATAGCCGCAGCACCGATGCTGCGGGCAAATGTTTCGGAATCCATGCCGTCAAAAGAACGGCTACCATTACCCTTGTCGCCAGCGCCGGTGTCTTTGGCATCTGGCTGGCGCTGGTCAAACATCAATCCAAGCACCTCTGCATGCGTCTTCCCCTCACCATGGGAGCGAGCAACAATGCCGATAAGCTCGGCGTCTGTTCCAGCCCGATTCACCAGGTCGCCGTACTGCTCTGGAACCATGCCGAATTTTGGTTTGGCATCCTCTGTGGCCAAGGCCCGTGTCTCTGTAGCGATCTCTGCCGCAGTCGGCAGCTTGATTGCGCTTATGGCTTCCGTCACCACCTCTGTCACAATCTCCCGTACTTCTTTTGCGTCCATCTTGTCGTCCTCCGTGTTGGTTGGTGCTGTTATTGTTCGTATTTCTGCTTGCTCGAACGCTCTGCCAACACCCACTGACGTATCAGCAGGAATAGGTGTAAGTGATATTTCCGTTGGCTGCCACTTGCAGACGATCGCCGGTCCTGCATGACCAAGAAAGGTTTCGCCAGTCTGGACCTCGGTAACGCTTTTCACCAGATACCCGACAGACACGCCACGGAGACTGCCAGATTGAACTTTTTTCCATGCACGCTCGCCGTCTTCATCTTCATCAAAGTAGATGCGGGCCTTACCACGCTTGCCCTCGATTCGTATTGAGTCAGGGCGACCAAGAATAATATCGGGGTCGTGATTAAGCAATACCGAGCCAAGTTCTGACAGACGCGACAAATCGGCATCGCCAGGCTCATGACTCAAGACTTCATTGACACGTCCTTCAAGTATTTGGCCGTAATACCAACGTATGACCGGTTCCTCGGAAGAAAAAGAGACTTCGATTGACCGACTTGAGACGTCTACAAGGGCACGGTCCATGGCGTAGCTGCGGACTAAAAGGCGGTCCTGTAGTCCGTTATCCTTCGGTTGCTTTGTTCGTTTTCTCATCGTTTTCAACCTCGATTATTTCTGTGGGCTGCGCGTCTGAGCTACTCATGTCCACGCCGTACTTTTCGCCCAAGTCTTTAAGTTTTTTCTTTTCTCTGGCCCGGGTTTCTGCCACCTCGTCAAAATCTTTACCCTGCGCCGCGCAAACGTCAGTCACAGTATCCCATCCGCCATCCACGTCAGTCTGTTTGCCCTTAGCCTCTTTAACAGGGTCAACCCACTGCCACCCACGCGGAATCCAGGCATGCCGCAACCAATCCTCACGCCGTCTGGACCAGGAAGGCGCAAACACCTTGCCACGAAAAACTAACTCGGTAAGCAGCGCCTCATAAACAGGCTCGCAAAGATGGTCAATCAGATATTTTTGCCGTTGCCGACAGGCATCATGGAACTGCAAAAGAACTGTTCTTGCATTTGAATAATTCATGCCCTTCCAGTCTTGGGTCATGACTTCTGGAGGGATATCTAACGAATTTGCAGGGCCACGCAGGACGTGTTCTGTGAATGCGGAAAACTGGTCGTTTGGCCGTTTCGGGTCAAAAATAGTAACATCTTCGCCTGGTGCTAAATAATGCCACTTATTCGGTGCAAAATCATGAATCTTTTCATATTGGCCTGGGGCTACCTCTGTGCTTGCGCCTAAAGAGTCTGCCCATGCACCAGGGTCTGGGGCTTTCACTATCCCAGTCAAGCACGCTGCCTCAAGAGACGCCATAAGTTCAGCCTCACGATATCTATGCAAAGTCTGCATGTCTGATAACGCGCTGGCAAACTGCGAAAATCCACGGGATTGTTCTGGGCGCAAAGGGTTGAACAGATGTATGACTTTCCGTGCGCCGGAAGGATAAAACGCTGGCACGCGCTCAAAATCCTGCGCCTTGTACGCCACAGACACAGTGTCACCAGGGTGGACGCGCAAAACGTGGTATGCTACGGGCACACCTTCTGAATCGTATTCAATGCCGTCACGTATGCGCGGGTTCATCGAATCGGTCATCGGCGTTTGAAGCCGGTCGACTTCGAGTACTTCCAGACAATACGGAACAAGTCTATCTTTTCGTTTTGAATCACGGCCAATAACCAGCACCTCACCATCACGAATAAGGGCCATTTCGGCCATCAACTGAATCTCTGCAAAATTCAGAATCAGTCGTCTATCAGCCTTCTTTGCCCAGAGCTTAAACACCTTTTCTATGTCAAAGTTGAACTTGTCGGCCTGCGCCCCGCTGATACGAGGCACGGTCCCGTCCTCGTCACCGCGAACGCGGGACTGAAACCGGATACCCTGGCCAACTACATTGCGTGAAATCCTTTGAATCGGGCCAGCAACAGAACCATCGTTGTATTCCAAGCCACGAACGCTTTGCCTGATTGCCGCCGTTTGGCCTGAAACGGCAGAATCTGCATTTCTTGAGGTGGTCAAGAAGTCTGAATTCCGACGGTTTCCGTTCGCGGCCTCAAACGTCCTGGCCTTGCCCACAGATTGGATTCGTTCAAGATTCCGCCGCGCAACGGTTCTGGCCAAGGCCCATTTAGGGAACGCTTTTTCAAGAAGGCCCACTATCGGCACCTCCGATATTGTCCGTATGTAACGCGACTTGACGGCGGGCTTTCGTTGGATTGGGCTATCTGTGTCCAGTAACGGTGTAATCGTGTCAGGTCTTCGGCAGTGCGCCACGTGACGGTCTTGTCTCCGACAGTAACGGACTGAACAGGCTGGCTACTAACCTGCGAGTATATAGCGTCTTGCAATGCGTCTGCAATCTGGCGTGCGGTGTAGGTCGGAGCCATTATTTAGCACCTCCGACACTCCACGAATGTTGGCATGTTCTGCATCTATAAAAGTGGACCTGCCCATCATACGTGCGGCACCGGCACACAACCGGATGGTCGCCGCATTCAGGGCAGGCGGGGGAAGAGCTAACCACACGTGCGACGATTTCAGTCGCCATGCGGTCCATTCGCTGCGGGATTACTGCGGATGCTACTATTTTTTTCTTTCTGGCCATGTTGTCTCCACGGTTATTTTTTCCGTTTCGACAATTCTGGCACGAAATACGCCACGGCTCAATACGTGCAGTTACTCGCTGTTCGCTGAAACTTCACGGGATTCTATAAATTTTGCCAAAGATTCGCCGCTGATGCGCAAAGCGGCACTCGTTTTGTTCCCTGATACACTTATGCAAATCGCGCTCAAATGCCCAGCTTGGAGCAGGTTGTAGACATGCCTAGCAGTAGAACCCAACTCCGTTGCAGCCTCTGGGACTGTGAGCCTTTTTTTCTTACTCATTTCAACCACCCTTTTGTGTTCATGCTAATTTGAGTTGAAAGCCACCCGCTTTTTTTATCTGGGCCACGCGGTACAGATTGCGACCGGCCTTCCTGCCGGTTGTTCGCAGTGGTCCCAACTGGTTCGCGCACCAAGTTCACCCCGCCACCTGGCCATTCTGGTTCAGCGCATGCCATTGCCAGGCACTCACAGTCAAGCAAGTGATTATCGCGAGCTATCTGCACCCATGATTCTTTGCCTGTTTTGGCGTCAACCCGCTTTTCCTCTGCCATGATTTGCCGTGCGTAATCGGAACCAGTTTCGGCGTGCAAGTATGCGGCTCGCTCCCTATTTTCAGCCGCCTGGCCAAGCCGGTAATGGACCATGTCTTTAAGCGTGAAGGTGTCAAGCATCACCAGACGAAAGCCACCAGGCATAGGTTTATTTGCGGGCGTCCGCTCGATAACATTCCCGAGCTTTATTTTGCCCCCATGACTGAACGGGTTGCTTGAACCCTTGGAGCCATACACCCTGGCACCACGTCCGCGCCCATTATGTCGCAACCAAGCATAGGTTTCTTCCGTCATACTTGGGCCAAGCTCTGATTTTCCGCCGCCAGTATCGACCGCAGCCCTGACCACACGCATTGACTCGCCTCCTTCGCGTGTGTACCAGGTATCGAAAAGCAGCCGCGACACGTCCTCCCAGGCAGGTAGAAAGCCATAATGCACCAGCCACGAGCGATAATCTCGCGCCCAAGCACGGACCACAAACCAGAATCCAGACTTTTGCACATCAATCCCACACGTCAAAGCGACTGCGTCTTGTGGCACGGTCTGTTGTGGTAAGGCGCACCGGGCACGCAAAATGGCATCCTCGGAGGTCGTTACAAGCACCTGCGCCCAAGGTTCCGCCAGGCTTGAGTTGACAAAACCCTGTATCGTATTTGGGTCTCCAGAATTGACACACGCAACCCAATCACTGACCAGCTTCACCAAGTCGCCAGACTTCCCGAGCAGGGAATACAGCCGATTTACATGAAATCCTACCCTTGTAGGTTTTCTGTCCATGGCTGCACGTGACACCATCTGGCCTTTTTCAACGACCAAGTTTTTTTCAAGCGTTGTCCAACCCTGCTTACATGTCCCGCACTCATACTGCACGGACTCCGCATTATCTTTGGTGAACTCTCTCCCGCCTTCCCATACAACGCCGCCAAATTCGCGCATAGTGCCGCCTGGGTCTCGATATTTGCCGCCAACAAACCCATGGCAATGTTCACGACTCCAGCGCAATGGCTGAAAAATGCCACAATGTGGGCACGGAACCTGCCAATCAAACACAGCATCACATGAGTCGATTTCCTTTGTGATGTTCCCTGTGTCCGTGGTCGGAGTTGAACACATGAAAATTTTCCGGTTAAAAAAAGACTCTGTGCGCTCTGCCGCCAAGCTAATTGCAGACGCTTCTTTTGATGCAATGTTGTATCCGTCCTTGTCTATCTCATCCAGAAAGACCAATCGCACATGGCGCGAAGCCAAAGCCGCGACAGACGAAGCCCACGCCATCATTACATGTGCGCCGTTCTGCATTTTCATTTCGCGCTTGCCAAATCTATTTTGGCCAACCAGCCATGACAAGTCTGTTGAGTCTCGAAACATAGGGCCGATGCGCTCGACAGCCATGTAATCAGCGGTATTCTCATCCGCCAACACATATAGGATAGGGCATGGTTCCTGGTCGCAGTAGTAGCCTATAATTGACATAGCACATTCTGTCTTGCCCACCTGGGCAGAAGCCATAAAAACAACTCGTTCCACATAAGGCTCTTGAAGAACGTCCAGTATCTGCCGTAAATATGGAGTTCTGGCCAACCGCAACGGGCCTGATTCCTCGGCAGAAGACGGCAACACCCTGCTTCGTTCGGCCCACTCGCTGATAGTCACGTGCTCTGGGGGCTTCCACGCTCGTAGCTCAGCAGAGGATTCACTTATTCGCATTGCAGTGCGTCCCTTTCCGTGAATACATATCACGCATACGCCACACCTCGTTTTGTATTATTTTGGCAATTGAGGTTCTATCTTTACCAACCAACAATGGTGGCAATCTATGCGCCAGAGTTTCGAGACCGGAGGTCAATTCTGTGATTCGCGCCACCCAAGACTCAACTACCTCTGATGCCTTATACAATTCACCTCTTGTCTGGTCCGCTTTGAGTCGTTCATTTTCTGCCTTAGCGTGCCAGTATAAACGCTTGGCCTCGTTAAGCGAATCGCTTTCAGGGCCAGACGCAGGCCCACGGTCAGAGTTAATATTCTCCGACCACCAGGCAACAACATCCCGAACAATCCACCGACCGTATCCGGCATTTGGGCAGCCAGCTTTTTTCCAGTTTGTAATTTGCCTTGTGCTGATTCCGAACACGCTGGCAATTTCTTCCGTGGATGCAATCAGCACAAGGCTCTTTTCGGTTTTGGCCATCATATTCTCCTGTTATGTCTTGCTAAATTACGGGCTGAATGTCTTGCTTACAACCTAAATTCCGACCTCGAACCTTTGCGTTCCATGCAAACACAGTCAAGACGCTTGGTATCATTGGCTATAGAGCCATGTGGGAAGTAGGAAATTTTCCCAATAAGTGGGCAAATCTCGCGCCTTGGCTCAC